AATTTATACACTTCAAACTTTGAAGTGTCAAATGTTTTATTAAGTTTATCCGCAAGATTAAATGCGTGTCCACTGTTAGAAAAACTAACTTTTTTATATTTTGGTCCTAATTGATTAGCAATTATTGACACAGTTTTTAAGTTAATGGGCTTACCATCGTAGAATACGGCCCAAATGGCTTCTGCTTCTAAAACTTGCTCAGTTTTAAAATTCTTTTTATTTGTCTGCTCTAGAATTATTTTAGGCTTTGGTCTACTCATGTGCGCATCTCCGATATGTGCGCACTTATTTAGCCAATTTATATAGTTAGAACGACCCGCCTGTAATTTTGATTTCAATATTTTCTAGCGGATCGCCTGTATTTTTATCTAAATCTCCTGCCAGTCGTGTCATTACTACGCTTAAACTATTTTGAAGATCTGTAACTTCTTTAATTGTTAAGGTAATATCTTTTTGATTGCCTTTTATAGCAACACGAGCTCTGTTCAAAAACTCTTCTATAGGCAAGGTGTTAAGAGGTTGAGTCATTTTTGTTTAGGGTTTTCAATGTTAATTTCATTTCGTTTTCAGTTTTATATGGACCAAAAAAAGGATATCGTTCTAGTGTAATTAGTTTAGGGCAGAAGCTTTTAACCCATCCTTTCCTGAACTTTATCACGTAATACCCTGCACAATATTGGCTTTTACTTTTATCACTTTTAGCAAATAATGGGAGTTTTTTCCTTACATTGTAAATTGGTTGATATGGTTTTGAGCTACAAGGATAATCGTAGATGCTTAATTCTTTATTGTCCGCCTGTTTCTTTTTTAGGTTTTCTTCTATTATATTAACGCCCAACTCTTCATTAATATCTGTTAGGTTTTTGAATGGATGTATGTAACCTTTTTTAATAACCATGTAACCTTTTTTACTTTTGGCTACGCTGGCTACCTTACCAAAATTATCTTTAATAATCCATTCTTTGTTAGGAATTAATACTTTAGCTGATGAGTTCATTGACAATACCTCGCATTAAGTGGTTCGGCATAACTTTGTACTTGCTCACTTACTTTTTGAAGATCGTATGTAGAGCAAAATTTCAACAGGCGTATACCTACCTGAGCAATGTTTTTAGTTTTATGTTCTTCTGCTTCTATCACTGAATTGATTATTTTTTTAATGTTATCTGGCTGTGCGTTTAAATCGCATAATACCTTATTACGTTGATAGTCATCTAAAACACGATGTTCAACGCCATTATGATCTACCCATTTTTGTAACATAAGGTTATTCCATGAGTAACCTTTACTATTTCTATCTGCAAAGGCCTCACGAAGACCTACTTTATTCTTAGTTCCTTTTTCACGGACACCTGGATATGCTGAGAATACGTTATCACTAGTATCGCCGCGCATACATTTTTCAAATAACAACCATTCAGGGTCTGGAGCCGGTTTCACTTCTTTAGTTTTCTTATCTATTACAGGTTTACCTTTTTCATCAAAGTATCCATCGTGCCTAATGGTAATACCCATTACACCATTGTATTGTTTTACATTTGGAGCAATAAGTTGAGCAAAGTCACCGTCTGTTGAAATAACAACATGATTATCATCGGGATGTAGTCTAATCCAACCTGCAATAAGATCATCTGCTTCTAGTTGAGGATGATGTAGTACAGTAGTGTTAGTTTTGTTAATAACAAAATCTTTGAATTGATCAAACGTTTCCCAAAACACACGATCTTCTTCTGCTTCACGTGGGTTCAGAGCATCTCTAGCTTCTTGCCTATTACGCTTATACGGTTCGTAATAGTCCTTGCGCCACGAGCGACCTTCTAAACAGAAGATAACATGATCACCGTTGAAGTCTCTCCATGCCTTACGAATACTGCTGAGAATAGTATGAATACTCATACCAACCTTGTCATTAAGGTTGCCTCTTACAGTGTGTCGGGCTCGGAAAAATGTATTTGCAGTGTCTACCAGTATGTATGTTTTAGCCATTAACTGACCTCAGAACGTCCGTTTCCTATGTTATTTACATTGATATAACCAGTGCCTCTACGGCCCATGTCTATACCTTCCTCGTCTGCAACATTTCGGCAAAGTTCAGTAAACCATTGATTAACAATGTCTTCATCTTTTTCACCTTTATATCCAGCACTGCGTAATTGTAGCACAAAATATTCATTCCAGTCAAGTTCAAAAAAACCGTTTCTGATATTTTCTTTATTTACATGAGTATTTAGAACCGCGACCCAAGGTTCTTTATTTTCTGTTGCCAATTCTTTTGGGCTTTTTTCTAATTCTTGTTCTTTGGCAGCAGCCTCTTTAGCAACGGCTCTTGTTTCTTCAATGGCATTTTCCATTTCAGTAATGCCAAATATTTTTTTAAGTAGGTTTTTCATCTTGTTAACTTTATATCAATGTTAGTGTGCCATGACTTTTTATACCCTGCGGCTTCGAATTGAACGCACAATTTATCTAAAATATCAGTGTTTCCAGCATAGGCTTGATATTCATATATAATAGTATTGACTGCTAGGCCATTATTTATTTGACGTAAAACATCGGGTAAAATGAGATGTTCGTATCCTTCTGTATCTAATTTTAGTTGTCCAATATCTGTTACGTTATATATTTCGCACAATGATACAAAGGTTATCATTTGAACTTCGTAACGTTTTAAAAGGTCCAGTGGCAAATTTTTTTCATTCAAACTTTTTAAGGCCAAATGATGAGGTTTGCCCACTGTACTACAACCTTTTAACCAATGCGGCAATTTATATTCTTGTATTGTAGATTCTTCTAGGTAATAAATGTTAACAACATCTTTTCTATTACCTATGGCAAAATTAGATTTTAAAAGTCTATCGTGGTTACTGATTCTATCTAAATAAAATCTCAAAGGTTCGACTAACATGACCTTTGCTGAATTGTTTTGACCTAGTACATCTGCGCTGGTTTCGAAATCGCAGGTGCCTATATCAATATATTCAAATTTCAATTAGGTGCCCCATTCGTTCTTAAATAAAGGAACCTGTAGCCTGTCTGAGTATCTAAAGCCTTTCAGCATAGCACCTTTGGCAACTGCTTTATTATTGAGGCTGTATACACTTTCAACTCCGCCTACTGGCATCAAGTATACAGGACCTGAGAACCCGGCCGCTCGATATTCTTCTACTGCTTTTACTGCTTCATTGATATCTTCCATACTATCTACAACAAATTTAAGATATGTGTAGCCTACAGTTTGATAATCTACTACTATGTCTGGTTTAATAGCTTCGTCCCATGCTTCACCGCTTACGCTTAACTTAGGGCTTACACTAAAGGTGATGCTATTCCACCCATTGCCTCCTTGATAATTTTCTCGCCCATGGGGGAAACTTCTTTTCATGCCCCATTGTGTTAAGAACTCTTTAAACTCGTTAGATAGTTTTTGAGTACCATTAGTTTCAAAAGTAAGTTCTTTTAAATTGGCCATGCTGGGTAAATTTAGTAAATCCGGAAAAGATCTTTGCCAGCCTAACAGTGGCTCTCCTCCTGTAATCACCAGGTGTTCGTCTCGCCATTCTTTATGAGGCAGCATATTCATAATTCTCGCTGCTATAACATCTACATCTAGTGTAGGGCTAAGATCTTTAAAGCCTGGGTGCCAACTAGCATAACTGTCACAACCTGTAGTCACTAAAGGTAACTGTGAATATGTTTTGTATTTGTGAGACATTTCAGCAATATCATCTGCTTCCCTACTCAATAGGCCACGTTCCATACCAAATCCGGAGCATTTAAAATTACAACCGAATGTGCGTAAAAATACACTAGGAACACCCATAAAGCGACCTTCCCCTTGTATTGAATAAAATAGTTCTGAGATTTTAATTTTCATAAAATTTATTTTACCGTTTCATAAGTTAGTTTAATTAGCACGATTGGCTAAAAGAAAATTCATAGTAAATATAATACTTGTTTATTTAGAAAAAGTCAATGCCTATGAATAATATTGTTGAAATTGTTTGGGATATTTCTGATTACTGTAAGTCAGAATGTAGTTATTGTCCTACTAGATTAAGAGGGGGCGAACGTCCAAGAGATACATCAGAATATATTGCTTTAATTGACAAGTTAAAATTAAATTATTCCAGTATTAACCGCAAAATAAATTGGAAAATAAGTGGCGGAGAGCCATTAGATATGGATAATATAGTGCCAATTTTGCGTAGTTGTAAAGATGCAGATAATCATGTTGAACTTACAACTAATGGCGGTAAGTTATGGATGGATTGGTGGGCAATAGAACCTTATGTGGATGATTTAAATTTGTCTTACCACTATTGGCAAAATCACAGTTTAATTGAATTTCTTATAGATTTGTTCAGGAAAAAAGGAAAACCTATAGTTGTAAGTGTACCTATGAGACCTGATTATTTTGATTATGACCTTTCTAGGGCATTACAGTTAGAAATTAAATTTAATATGGTTGTAAGCAAACATGCCTTACTTGTTGAAGCCGATGCTTCTGCAGGATTATTCCCATATACCCAAGAACAAATTGATATAATGGAAGGCAAAGTCCAGTTACATAAACTTAAATCTGATTTTGAAAATTTAACCTGGACAGAAAGACGTGAGGAAAGTTTTCATGTAAATCCTAATTACAATGGTAAAATGTGTAATGCTGGTATTGAATTTTTGTATATAAGCGGTACAGGGTGGTCGTTAGGCAGTTATTGTAAAAACAAATCTTTAGATAATGCTTTTTCTATAGATTGGCAACCGCCCAATCAAC